TTTTTTGCCCTCAATTTTTTTATCAGGCTGCCGGTCAAAGTGTTTCTTCTTGAGTTTCATTTTATCCCCTAAAAAAGTGGGGGAGGCAAATGCCTCCCCCTATTGTGGCCTCTATTAGAGAGCCGGATCCCAACCAAGGATAGCGCCGTTGGCTTCCTCGTTGCGGGCACGCAGACCGTACTCCACAACAAGCATCTTCGACATGCTATCACCAGTCTTCGCCAGATCAGTCGTCTGGAAGTTTCGCAGATAAGCGATATCCCAGAAGTCATAATCAAGGAAGTAGCAGGTTTTGGCAGGCATCTGACGGTTAGGCACTATCTTCAAGTTACCAAAATCGGAAACATAGATGTCAACCGCTGCCACGACAAAAGCCGGGGACTGGTTGTTTGCGGTCGTGCGCAGGTCAGACACGCTCTGCGAAAGGGTTGAGATTTTCTGCTTGAGCGCACCGTCAACCATAAGGATATCAGGTTGCGCACCGGCATCCCAGCACTGCTTCATGAGATCACGAATGTCCGACTCAACAACGGCTTTGTCCGCACCCGGTGCCGTAGTCAGCAGGCGAAGCGGTGGCCGTGCCGTTCTCAAGGTTAGACTGAACCCATGCGCCAACACCACCGGTTTCACGAGCCGTACCGGAGGAACCGGCGACCATACCGTTGTTGCTGAGGAGCATTTTTTCCATGTCCAATTTGAGTTCTTTAGCACGCTTTGCCATCTGGTAAGCCTCAGTCGATTTACGACCGGCAAAGTCAACCGCTTCAGCAGTGCCAGAAGTCTGGATCACTTTACGACTGATTTGCGTGTAGTTACCACGACGGGTCGGCTCTGCGACCGCCAATGCACTTGCATCATCGCCTTCAGCAACCACGTTGGTTGCGTCGGCTGCTGCCAGCGTATCGGTTTGCCACTCAAAGTAAGTGTTCGCACAAGAAGATTTGCCGATGCTAGACATAAACGGCGTGTCATCCGGTGCAATGTTGTAAATGATATTTGAGAGGTCTTCACGAATGCCTACGGCACCGTAAGTCTCTCTAGTATTAGTTGGTACTGTCATAATATTTTCTCCTTAGAAAAAGTCTTCCATCAAAGCAGCGGCATCATCCACTGACCCTGACGATTTTAGTTGATTACGAAGTTCGGCCTTACGCCTACGATCAGCATCAACCTTTGCCCTTTTGCTTCCGGGCTTAACCAACTTGGGTTTGTTCTTCAACTTCTTTCCTTTTACATCAGCCTTCTGCAAGGCGTCATAACGCATTGCTTTCATAAGAATATTGATTGCACGTGAGTCTGCTAGGCTAGTGATTTCTTCCTCAGTGTAGCCAGCATCCACTCCGTAGTCACGTATTTCTGACGCAAGTTTTACACGCTTCTGATCATCAGACCACTCAGGTATCAGTTCACGTAATTCTTGGTTAGCGATATCTACTTTTTCAGCATGTTCACGCTTTTGATCCTCTTGCATCTGAACCTGAACCTGATTAATTTGCATGTTAATTTTCTGGAGTCGTTCTTGTTCTTCACGAAACTCTTCACGCTTAACAGCAAACTCAACAGGATCATCTAGTTTAAGACGGTTCCAATCAACATCCTTAAACTTCTGCATACCAGATGATATTTGAAGTCCAAGGTGTCCAAGTGCTTGTTGATACTGCTGACGCTCGACATTTAACTGTTGAAGTCCAGACCTCAATTGATCAGCAACTGATTCCATTTGCTTACGTTGTTCAGCAATCTCTTGCGTCTTTCTTGTGTAATCCGAAGTTCTTGAGTATCCACTGATTAGTTCGTCGTAGGTAACTTCAACATCTTCACCATTTACTTTTACGGTGTATGTCTCATCACCTTCTTCTCCTTCAGCCTCTTCTTCGGTTGACTCTTCAGCCTCTTCCTCATCGGATTCTTCTGAATCGTCGGCCTCACTTTCGTCAACAGACTCTTCCTCTAGGGGTTGAGATTCTTCTGACTCTGTGGGTTGCTCTTCTGCTTCAGAGGTTTGTGCTTCTTCAGCCTCCATCATCTGCAAAATTGCTTCTTGTGCGCCTGCCACATCCATTGCCTGCGCTAAACTTTCTGCCGCTTCCGCTCCCATTGGGTTGGCATTAGCGATATTAGGTAAGTTAATTGCCATATTAAATATTTCTCATTGTTGATGTGAATTTAGTTATTTGTCCTTCCTCAAATATTGCTTGCAAATGTCCTACCAATCTGTCTAGCAATTTGAGTTCAAGCCAAATCTGTTCTCTACTATCAACGTCGTGTTGATTAGTTGTGCCCCACTCAGATACTAACTGTTGTTTCAAGTCTTCTACGCTTTCTTGAAATAGTTTATCTTCTAAGATTCTTCGGGCTTGTTCAATTTTTAATTCTTTGCTCATCCAATTTTTACCGGGGCGTCTCGTTCAGCCTCCATTTCCATTTCTACCATTTTAAATTTGGCATCCAGTTGAGTCTCTTTCATCTCGTTCTGGACCTTCATTCTCTTAACTTCTAGTTCTCCCTGCTTAACCTGATCTTCTACCTGCATAGATTGCAGTTGGGCCTGCATCATTGGATCAGGAGACGGAGGTTGTTGCCTATCCGGAGGTGTAATGTAGTCATCCACGTTCTGATAACCCATTGACTTGATCAATGCAGACATAAGGTTGTAGTTATTTTCTGGGGATACCATCGGATTACCAGCCTGAGATCCAGCCATCTGCACCAACTGCATAAGTTGAGCAATCTGCTGATCTTTGTTTCCTTGCCCTAAAGCAACAGACACCGTGGCGTCCATAGAGTCGTTCCAAGACGTTGGATCAATCTCAACCCATTCGTTTCTTAACCTGACTACACGCTTCTTATCCATGTATTTGCAAAGAAGTTCATATATACGGAGCATCAACTCCTTCACGCCAGTTTCTGCAAATTGCCTTGCAATAAGTTCAACACGGCTTTGAGCAGCAGTCATTACAGCGTTAACTGCAGCGGCTGTAGTATGCGAAGTAAGAGCCTTGTCGTTTAATCCCTGACTGTTTTTGCTTACCCCTGCACGGCTTTCTCTGATTCCGTCAATATACTCCAGCATCTGGAATGTGTAAGGCTCAAGCGTAGGAGTTGCCAGAGGCATTACTGCGTTGGGCGATTTAACACGAACTATTCCACCCGGTCTTGCCGATAGCAGATCGTCAAGATTAGCCTGGCCTTCAAGAACAGCAAACCTTCCGTAGTTCTGGTTGTACATATTATCTAAAAGGTTTCTAGTTACAACGCTCTTGATCTGTTGAAGAGGTATAGTAAGATCAGCAATAGATAACCCAAAGAACTTGTGCGGAACTTTAATAGGGGTAATGCTAACAAATGGAATGTTATCAACTTCCTCGTTTGAAAGTATCTCGCTGCCTACCGTGCAAACTTTTCTTAGTTCGGTAATTCCATCGCCATCAAAGTCTGTTCTCAAAAAAGACTCGTAAAGCCAATACTCTTTTAATGCGTCCTCATTCGCAGCGTTGTTTCTAATGTAATAAGGATCTCCAGTATTGTCATTAATGAATCTTGCGGCATGCTCAATATCCCAGTTCGCTGTGTAATCGCCATCTCCGATGTTGCTTTCATCCATGTCTGGGTACATTTCACGAAGTTCGGACAAAGTTTTGCGAACACGATGGCAAACAAATCTTGCATCTTGTATAGACTTTGCTTCACGATTGATAACAAATTCTTCTGGCGGGACATTGACGATAGAAACCTTTCCATCATTCATGTATCTTCGGATAACAACATTGTGCATGGGCATACCCATTGCATCGCTTATCTCTTCATGCTCAACGACTTCAACATTTTCATCCATAAATATAGAATCAAACTCAACATCGTTTAATCCTTTATACGTCTCACGATGGTACTTATCAGATTCTTCCCACCAGACTTTTACGATACCATTCTTTTGAAGCAGTGCGTCGGTAAACCAATTATATAAAATATTCCATCCATCGTTTTGCCTCTGCAAAACAAAGTTTACATAGTCTGTTGCCTGCTGTGCAGCAGCAACATCTTCTGGGCCTGACGGTTGAAACTGAACAAGTTCGTCACCGGATGCAAACACACGCATGAGGGCAGGCTTTATCCATTCAATACTGTCCTGAACCGTACTGTCAACAAACTGACTTCTGCCGTCTACCTCGTTTCCCATGGGCTCGCCGTAATAATACGACATAGCCTCTGCCCTTTGCTGGGATATCTCATCAGACCATCCGATAGCCTCCGCCATTTCTCCATCTATGCGTTGCTTGATATCGTCTTCTGTTATAACTCTATCTTCCATTATATAATTCCATATTGAGGATATGATATATCCTTATCAAAGTTAAAGTTCCAAGTGGTGTCTAATCCAGCAACACCCCAGCGTCTTGACATAAAGCAGTATCGCATAGCGGACACGCTATCATCTCTTACCGGAACGATCTTCCCATCCTTTCGGTGGTATTGCCTATATTCTTGAAGGAGGTGGTGTAAGTCGGATTTGATCTTAAACCTCCCTTCCTCCATCCAAACGACCATCTGCTGAATGCCCTCTTCAACAGAGTTAGAACCCTTCTTTTGACCAAGTGCCGGTGGATTTGAAAAGTGATCCAAAAGAAAATTACAACCATGATCACGATACTGATCAGCAAGGCCGGGATTGCCCATAGAATCCCTACGATTACCATCATGAGGATATGCAATGGGGATAAAAGATGGCCTCCTGAGTATTTCTTTTGAGTGTTCAGCAGGCGACCTTTTGTTTGCGTTGTACGAATCATAAACGTAAAATATTTCCTCATCAGGATCTAGAGCGCCCCACACCACAGCCGTGTCATGATCCCATCCAAAATCTATTCCTGCTATTCTTGGCCAGTGTTCCTGTATTTGAACATTATCATAAATAATCTTTTCTTCAGGTATTGGAAATACAAGACCAGATCCAATTGTTGGCTTACCATACTTGCGCATTTCTCTTTCGTGTGGAGAGTACGCAGCAAGAATCTGAGTCATGGTATCCTTGTCTAGATGTCCGGGTTTGTTATTAACAATTGTACGAACATCTTCTGACGCATCATCCCAAGTTGCATTCGTAAGAGACTGGCCACGTTTCAAGTCGTTCATAAAGGCACTGACAGTTTCTGTCATTCCCTGCTCAGGGGTGAATGTAAGATAAACCATTCCCTTCCTGTCTAGAGTACGTGTTACAGCCTGAGAATATAATATTCGTTCAGGCTCTTCGTCTAGCCATATGCAGTCAACAGATCGACCCATCCATTTCTCTACTCCCGATTCATAAGACTTAAACTGAACCGTGCTATTTTCTCCGCTTATGTGTTTTACAACAGCAAGTGCTTTAGCGTTGGGCACGCCCGGTTTCCTTTCTGTGGAAACGATACAGTCTCTGGGGATCGCTCCGGTACCGAAGGCTTCCGGGTCTTCCGGGCTGCCCAACAATTCTGCCTGACATATATCTCTGGTAGACTCATTAGATACGCCACCAACCCAAGCGGTAATGGCTCTGTTATACCTTCTTCCTTCCCACCAATCTGGGTATATGCCTGTTAAATGCATGGCCATTTCAGCAGCGCCAGAATATGACTTGCCGATACGGTTGGCGCACATAAGCAACCTCTGGTTGCTCTGAAACCCAGTATCATGAAATTCTTTTTGAAAAGGATACGGGTCGTAAAACTCTAACTTACTGTACTTCTGCCTTTTAATGAGTTCCTTCGTATTTTCGATGGCTTGCTCAATTTGTTGTCTTTCCATTACTGCAGCATTTTTTGAAGTTCTGCTAACTCCGCTGTTAATTCTTCCGTAGATTTTTGTTCTGTAGTTGTTATCTCTGTCTCAGTTTTTTCAACAGGTTTAAATCCAGCACGATCCATAAGGTCTTTACATGCATTCAACCTAACAGCCTCAGAGTCAGCGCCGTTAGCCAGCGCTATAATATTTGCTATAACGCTCGGAACCGAGTCCATGATCATAGCCTTTTGTCTTGCCTCAATTTCTTTCTGGTATTTCTTTTTTAGTTCCCATCCACGTTGTTTGGGAGAACCATACCCGGCGTACTTAGCAGCCTTGGTTGCATTACCAGTGTTAATATAAAGGTCTAGAAATTTTTCTTGCTGTTCTGTCATGGTGTAATATCGCCCCAATCAGGCTCATCGTCTCCAAAAAGATAGTATCCAAGAGGTGCGCCACGCACCCCTGTCTTGGCATAAGTTTTTGCTACATCTAGAAGTGTTGGTTCTGCAGATTGCGCTTTCTGAATAGTCGCTCTAACATTAGAAGCAACATCTGCTTTGCCCATTCCTATAGCCTTGCCCGCTTCGGTAAAGTCGTAATCTTTTACATTAGCGCCTTTGCCATCTCCAATTACACCTGCGTCCATAAAGTCAATGCCTAAAGACTCTTGCCCTCCGGGGTTTAGCGCACGATCAAACATTTTGTTTCCAGACCCAAGCCTCATTTCGTCATACTGAACAAAATAAGCACGGCCTGTTCCTTGGTCTACAATTACACGCCAGTCGTAATTTGCGTACTGCCTATCTTGCCCAAGCACTCTTCCACCAAAACTTATAAAACCCTCTCCCTCGACAAGACTGTCCTTTAGTTTATCCACATCTACTTTAGCGCCGGTCTTTCCTCCGCTTAGTTTTATCGGGTTTTCTTCTGCCCACTTTAAAACGTTCTCCGCAGTTCTTGGAATACTCAGAGGCATGTCCTTTAAAAGATTTGTTGCAGCCAAGGCGCCGCTAAATCGTGGCTTGTTCTGACCCCTAGATACATCGGCAACTTCCTTTACTTTTTCTTGACTCCTTATGTTAAATGCATCAGAACCTATACTAGAATTCCATCTGGACAGACTAAGATTAATCGGCCTGCCGTATACATCGGTGCTTTTAATTGCTGGTTTACTTATATGAACAAGCGCTGCTTCAGTACTCATCGGAAGTTTACCGTCAAAAACTTTCATAACATCAGCGCCCGTCGCTTGCATTCTAGGGGCATTGGTTAATATTGTTCTTGGGTACAACATTCTTTTGAACTCTGATGCTAACAAAGGATGATCTGGTTGTCTTCGCATCAAAACGTCAATCATATGCTTTGCTTGAGAAACGTACTCATTTCTGTTTAAAGCCAAATCCTTCTGTATTCTTCTTTTTGTTTTCGTATCCGCCGTTGCGTATTGCGAAAGAAGACTATCCTCTAACTTAAAGGCACGATCAAAGTCTGAAGAAACATTTGCGGACATTCCATAATCACGCATATCAATCATTGCTTTAGGGCTAAAAGATCTTCTAACAGAGTTCCCAATAACATCTTCAGCCATCATAACTAGATTTGCGGGCATTCCTCCAGCATACCAATCTGTAGGAACTCCAAGTCTCTCAAACAAATTTCCTGACAGGCTGGGAGATTGGCCACTAACCTTCCCCCTTCTGGTAATGTCCGGCGTAAGTTGCGCTCTAGTTATAGCATCTTTTCCAGCCTTTAAACTTTTTGCCGCAGCCAATGGGCCGGTGGCAGCAAGTTCTGTTACATCAAATCTTGTAAGCGGGTCTCCCTGAGCAACCTTGATCGCAGGATCAAGAATAGCCTCGCCAATGCTGCCGATCATTTTACCCTGAAGTCCAAACATTCCTGAGTATGGGTTTGACTGCATATCACCCAAAACATTCCTTGCGAAGCCCGCAATAGGTCCAGCGACAGGAATCTCTGGTCTTCGTCCAATTACCTCTTGATCCCAGTATCCAGTATCCGGGGTATCGGTAGGAGACTGAAGTAGATAATCTTCAGGGTTTAAAATGTCTTCATCCATTCTTCTTTTTTCTCTCCAGCGGTCCCGGTAAAATCCAACCTATAATAACCGGGCCTATAAAACCAAGAACCAAAAACCATCCAGCAACTTGAACAAGTTCCTCAATCAACATAAAGAATGATTTACGCTGTACCGTCTGTGGTACACCCTGATTCTTCTCTGTTAGATCGGCAAGGACAATCCCCGTTGAGGCACCCGCCAGAGCACCCACCATCGGAGCAGTTACACCACCGCTCATCACAGTTGCCGCACCCGCACCGATTGCTGCTCCCGTCCCGCTGTACGTTGCGTCCCTTATCGTTTGACAACTGACTAGCCCAATACAACAACAAGCAACACTAAAGCCACGATACCAAGAACTACTCTTTGCTTTGTGTCTAATCGATTCCATTTTTTTATAATTTGTTCCCACATTATTTCTTCCTCGCTGTCTTGGCTGATTGTTTAAATGCTTTTGCGGTTGGCGCTCCTTTGCTTCCCGGCTTGCGCATTTTCTCTCCTGAACCCGCCTTTATTCTTTTCCGTTTAGCATGAATATTTGCGTAAAGACCGCTATTTTTTCTTTGCATATGAAACCTTTTTGCCGGTTTTTTTAGCGGCAGCCTTAGCCTTTGCCATTCCTGCTTTCGTATAAGCGTAGTGTTTCTTTCCAACTTTAGGCATAAATCCTCCTTACCATTTAACTTTGTTAGCCCAATAAGCCGCAGACATTTTACCCTTGGCTATGTTCTTAGCGTGTCTTGCCTTGAATGATGCCTGCCTTTTGGTAGGCTTCTTGTCACCGGTTACACCCTGCTGGCCAAAGCGAATCGTCTTAACCTTGCTACCTTCTTTTGCTACTACAACGTGAGACTTCTTCGGGTGGTTTGGTGTACGTTTAGGTTTGTTGTAACCAGATACGCCAGCCCTAGTTAGTCTTGAATCCTTCATCGCATCTCCTTTCCAAACGCTCTGTCGATTGTTGCCTCAAGACTTTCAATCCTGTACGTCAATACGTCCAGATGATCCACCATCATTCTAATATCATCTCTGTCACGCTTTAACTCTTCAACGTCATTAGATATACCAGATGCCCACCAGATAGCAGTTGCGGTCTGACCAATAACAAATATAATTGCGCCTAGCAAATAAGATGGTATGTTTATTCCGCTCATGTTTTTTCCTCGGGGTAAACTGGATTAGGGTTGATGCTAAGTGACGTACCATTTGACTGACCGCCCCAAAGAATACAAGCCTCTTCCCTATCCTTATTACTTCGTGTAACC